CTGCCTTTGCCCTTGGTGTCATAGTTCAAACTTATTGGTGAAATGATCCTCCACATAAAGATAGATGAAGGGTACTGCGCTACTTATAAATATCGCTTCTATCAAATCCGTTTTTAAGATTAGAAAAAATAGGCTGATCCAAAAGGACATACAGAATGAACAGCTAAAAGGCTTGACCAAATTCCTTCCTGTGACTTTCTTAAAAAATTTAGGAAAGTTCAGGATGTAGAAGTAGATCAGAGTTATTCCAATTGACCCTAGTACACTAACTGCTGCTTGATACATTTTCTGATATTTTTAATTGTGATGAAAATCGAAGTATGTGGAATGCCTGTCTGCTTTGATACCTTCCTTACAGATCCTAATTCCACATACATCTTGAGTATCTCCTGATCATACCAATACAGCGTTTCAATGATCTTAGATATCGAGTCCGCCACCGCTTGACTATTATCTATTTCTTCTTCTTCCTTGATAAACTTGACTATATCCTCAACAGGTACTAGGGCTGCATACATCCTTCCGAACTTCCCATATTTGCTATTGGTCTGATTGCAGCAGATCCGTACTATCCAAAACTTGAAGACCTGCTTTCCTTTGGCTTCTAGTTCCTTGAGTTTTTCGGCATCGTATTCCAGGACTATGACTGCTACTTCCTGCCTGAGATCTTCCCATAGATCTTTCCCTATGTTTTGGAATACATATTTGAATTCATTGTCATATAGCCATCCGATCGCTTTCATTTTAGGCTAATTACTTCGCCTGTAGGAAGCCCTGCAAAATCGCAAAGCCATCCATTCCATTCAAATCTGATCTCTTTGTCACGGCCGTAATATGATGCAGCTAGCAGTCTTATCTGCCTCTGGACTATCTCAATACTTTGAAAGCTTCCCTTCCCCTTATTCATCCACTTAGACCATTCCCCATTTGAAAGCCTGTAGCGGATCTCAAGTGAGTAATCTAGTTTCGATTTCGGCAGCATTCTAGGCATTTCTATTTTCTATTTGTGGCATTTATGCAGTAATAAGGAAGGCTACCTACTAACAACTCACATCCGATTTGTAGGCAGGTCGGATCACTTAGCCTTCCCTTTTTTCTCTTATGACTACTTCCAGACCTATAGCCTCACAGATCATTCTAAGATTAAATAGGCTTATAGATTCCCATCCATTCTCCACTTGATTGATAGGAGCATGAGATAAACCTAGCTTCTTGCATAGTTCTAGCTGTGTATACCCGCTTTTCTTTCTTGATCTTCTGATTAGCAATCCTTCTTCTACGCTCATTTGGTTTGTTATTTATTCAAATATAGGATAAAAATGAATATACAATTTTTAAGGGTGAATTTTGTCTAAAAAGGTAACATTTTAAAAATTCCCATACTTATAAATTCATCCCCTTTCTTTACTATGCACTTCCTCACATTTAACTCAAAAACCATTTTATCATTGAAGCCGTACTTTTTCTGTGCCAAATCTAGGGTTGCCTTGATCGGGTTATCTATGTCAGCTGATTTAGTTGAAAATCCGAAGAACAGTTCAACTCTCAGCATCTGCTCAGGATCTACTTTGCCCTTTGGCATTTTTAAAAGCATCATTCTTTCGAATTCTATGTAGGCCTTGGTTCGGAATCTTCTACCCCGATATGCTTCATTTACTGAAAGAGGCTTCTGATTTATATTAAATTGTATCATTTGCAAGCCTTATAGATGAAGTCCATTCCTATCGTAATCCCTGCTACGATAAATATAAACCACAGGCCACAATCAAAATTTAACTGCATCAATGCAAAGCTAGTAAGAAGGGTAGTTTGAATACTGAATAGATCCTGCTTTTTAGGTGTTAGATTCTCGATTAGCTTTTTCATATTGTTAACTGCCTATCAAGTTCATTATATTTTTCAATAGCTTTAAATATCTGGTAAACTACCTGTGGAACTATTGCGTTTCCTCCTGCTTTGATTGATTCGTTTCTCCATTTAGAAAAGGTAATTCCGTCCAATCTGTCGGAAATCCCATCATCTCCATCACAAATTGGGGGGACAGTTGGGAAGTTTTGCCAGTTATTTGCCTTGCTCTTTTTGTTAGTGAATCTTGAGTTTCCAATCCTGTTGATTTGTCCCCACAATCCGAAGTCATTGGAGTTGGAAGCATTTGATTCTTTATCAATTGAGGTAAATTCAGTTGTAAATTTATCCCCTTCTCTGCCCAAAGTTCCTTCCTTTCTTGATACTTCTCTGGTGTTTGTGCATCCTTGTAATCCCTCGAGTTCGGGGTTGGCAACATCCCCATTGATAGTGCCCTTGTCAATGTGACTGAATGCATCGATCCTTCCTTCACCTGTGTTGACTTCATTGTGTTTGATGCGTTTGTCGCATCGAAGCAGGTCGGAGTTGGAAGTAGTCCCCTCAATGCCATTTGATCTAATGGCATCGTAAATGGTTTGTGACCCTTCTCTATCAATCTCTCCATTCTCTGATCGTAAGCATCGAAGTTCGTTTGCTCTCTTGCTTGCGCCAGAGGAGTAGGCAATAAACCAAATTCTATCCCTTCTGTGGGGAGCGTTGACGGCACAAGCTGGAAGTAAAAACGGTGTGACTTCGTAGCCTTGAGCTTCCAGTTCAGCCTGCACTTCATCGAAAACCAACCCTCCATTCCAATTAGTAAGCCCACGAACATTTTCGCCCACAACCCAGGTCGGTTGAATCTCTCGTATTGCTCTAAGCATCTCAGGCCAGAGGTGTCTAGAATCCTCCTTTCCAAGGCGCTTACCTGCTGATGAATATGGTTGACAGGGGAATCCACCTGTAATGATGTCAATTCTTCCTCTGTGAATAGTGAAATCTGTCTTTGTGATGTCATGATAAGTGATTGCATTAGGCCAATAATAATTTAAAACTTTTTGTCCGAAGGGATTCCATTCACAATGAAAAACATTCTCCCAACCCATCCATTCTGAAGCTAAGTCAAAGCCTCCTATTCCGCTAAATAATGATCCGTGTCTCATTTAAAATGGTGTTATAGTTTCTTGATTGAATTCAAAATCTTCTATTCCTGATCTGTGAAATTTCTCTACTCTTGGTTCGTGAACCTGTTCTGAACCGGTTACTTTTTTAGCATTCTCAAAATAATCAAAGCCATCCTTCCCCATGTATCTGTTCTTCTTTCTGTTGAAGTCTATGGTGATCTCAAAGGGAATACCTACTAGTTTCTGCTTCTTGATCTTATCCGTTTTGATGATGACTGTGGTATCATTCGGATCTGTTGCCCTATTAGGTCTCCATACTGAAATAGAATTATCTGTAGAGTCTGCAAAAGTACCACCGCCTTTGATTTGGTACAGGGAAGGTGGAGGGTAGTTTCCATCCTTCTCCTTCCTAGGTGTAGTTTGGTGCATGACTAGGTGATAGGATACATTGTTTTTTCTAGTGAAGTTGATCCTGTCCATCATGAACCTAGAGGCATATAGGTGTTCAGGTTCTCCTGCTGTCATCTCATGCCGTATCTTGATGTATGGATCTACTACTACTGCCTTGACATCTTTCTCCCAAACTAGGTACTCGAATACAGATTCAATCTGATCTATGGTGAAATCAGGCACACCATTCTTTTCCGGATAGACAAAGTAGAAATTATCCTTCACCATGTCAAAAGCCTTCAAGTATTCCTGTTCACTTACATCAAAATTCTTGTAGAATCTATCTGTGCTTTTCCCTATAATCGTGTGAATGATGTCATCAAAGAATTCATCAGGTGGGTAGTTCTCAGGGCTAAAGAATGCGAACTTCCACCCCTCATTTATTGCTTTTAGAACACATAGAAATATCAAGAACTGTGATTTTCCCTCATTATTGTATCCTGTCCACAGATTAAATTCTCCTGCCTTCCATGACCACATCTTGTTTTGTATACCTCCACTACTAATTTGATCTATATCCCTCACATAGGTCTTCGATCCTGCCTCCTTACCTTTACGAAAGTTATGTAGCATTGAGTCTCTTTGCCCTGCAAAGGTTTTAATTGAGGCTTCGCAGAATTCAAGGTCAAAGGTCTTATCTGTTTTCTTTTTCATTCAGCAAAGTGTTTATCTATGTTTTCCTTCATCTCCTGATAGCTTCCTGATCTAGTAGCTACATCTTTGAACCATTGCTTCTCAAACTTATTCCTGATCCTTATTTCATCTTGAAGCATGAAGGTAGTGCCTTTCACTTCATAATCCATGATATTGATTAAATTAATATACTTTTTTTGTAAGGAGTAGAGTCTCTTGAGATTCACTTCCATCAAAGCCCAATTCTTAGTTTGCTGTGCCTGAACTATCATTCCCCAAATATCCCTATTAAGGTCATTCATTTTCTGTAGATCTTCCGCTTTCATTTTACCACCAATTATCTTCTATAGTTGACTTCGGATACTTAGGTGAATTGTCTTGATTTTCTAAGATTGGATTCCCTCTTTTCATCCAATTAATGAAGTGATTCTTAGCATCCTTTTCATCTACCTTCAATTCATCCTTCAAGATACACTCCTGTCTAAATTCATTTAAGTGATTCTGCACCTGTTCTTTTTTAGCCTTATTCTTTATTGCTATTCCTTCTAGCCATATAGTACTGTTCCACAATTTTCTAAATATCTCGTTGTGACTTTCCTCTGTTAAGATATTTTCTTTTGTTTCCTTTCCTTTCCTTTCCTTTAATTGCATTGCTTCCGCATTGCTTATGCTATGCTTATGCATTGCTTTTGCATCATCATCTTTATTCCACCTTTTATTCGCTGCTTCACGCATCTTTTCAGACTTGGCTTCTTTCATCTCCATCCTTTTCAAAAGGCTTTCAGACCAAAAGTACTGATCATTAATAGCAAATAAATCAAAGTCATTTATCAATCTCTTGATGCTATCTTCTTGCGCGTGCAATGCAAATGCAATGCTTTTGTAATGCTTTTGCATCCTGTGATCTGATTCATTTCTGAGCATCTCAATCAATGCCCAAAAAAGTCCGTAGCCTTCCCATCCCATCTCCATTCTTAGCTGAAGGATCTTAGGATCATCTTTCGCATTTGAATCGTGCGAAAAGTAATATGCTTCTTTCTTCATGTAAAATAAAAAAGCCCAACAGGTGGTAGACTGTCGGGCTAGGTTAAAATAAACCTTTTGGAATCATGCTTGCTACCACACAGGAATGATTCTTGAATACACGAATATAATACTTTTTATCAATTATCCTACTAGATCTCTCTTTTTTAATTCAGTATAGACAGTCATGTAGCACCTACCTAATTCAATAGCAATGACCTTGATCGGCTTTCTATCCTGCCATCCTTCAAAGATGATCTGCTTTTCTTCTTCAGTTACTCTGCGCCTTTTCATGATTATCTAGTATTTCTTCTACTGCATTAAGGCAATCATGGAAGATACTTCCTCCTTCATCTATGGCTGTGTGAAGCCTTTCAAATAAGGTCACGAATTCGTGAAACTGCTTGATGGTAGCTTCTCCATTATCGTAGCCTTCCAGGTATCTGAAAGCCTGTGTAGACTTTCGCTTCAAGGCATTGATCATGTTCTTGTGCTTGGTCTGTAGATCAAGATCAAAGAACTTCAGCATAGATACATCTTCATAGTAGTCTAGCATGATCTCCTGAAGGGCTAGGTACACCAAGTACTTTTGGGTAGTCCTATGGTTCAATTCGGTTATGATTTCTTCTCTGGTCATTTGTTCAAATAGTATTTTGCTATTCGTTTATCATTTACATTCACCATGTCGGTGATAATGTCAAGTCCTTCCTCTCGTAGGTTGGCTATCCTTGCGGATAACCGGAAGCAGCCGAACATATTAAGCGCATCTAGTTGAGTAATCGAGTAGCCATTCAATAGCCATCCCTTTATGAGTGCAGTCTGTG